TCTCCTGCTGCTCTGACGGGCTGGCACTTCGCATATCCTTGCTGGATACTCGGTGCGTCTCGATGAGTTGCAGTCTAGGCTCCTTAGTGCGACGGCTGCGGGTCTTAATGACAAAGATTTCCCCATCAGTGTCGATGGCGTAGCTAACCAGTTTTTGAATATAAGGCCAGTCAAACCTTTCGGTCACGTCGGCCCTCTTTGACCATTTCTTAAAATACTGTTCAGCAGTTTCGTTCCACTCGTCGTCATTGGTGGTCGCCTGCATCTTCAATCCCTCTGGCCCCACCCCGTAGAGCCACGACAACTCACGATGCTCACGCGGGAGTCCGCTATTCCGCATAATGTAGCGAGAGCCACGCACCAACTCTTCGCGAGTCTGGGTTGTAAGGTCATGGTTGAAATCGGTGGGTGCTGCGCCGGGAGTCTGCGCTCTCCTTGGCGAGTAGTTGGCTGCGTCCCAAGTGGAGCCGAAGGCGAGTTCCATCAAGCCTTTTGTTCCCTTGGCAATAGCCTTCTTGATCGGTGAGATTTTTGGAGACATAAGATTTACTTGTAAATACGTCTAGGAACCTTAGCTACCAGCGTATTGTGCCTTTCGCCGTATTGGTCAGGGTCCATCTTCACTAGAGCCTTCTGGCAGGCGGCGATGATATTGTTGATGTCGTCCAGCTTGCGACGAACGGCCTGAGTGCCGTTATCAGAGAAGCTAACCAGAACCTTGGCAAGCTCCTTCTTCTGAGTGGCCATGATCTCCTCAACCTCCTCTTGCGTAAAGCCGATACTGTAGTCAGGTAGCATATACTAGAGTTTGCGTCGTCAACCGCGTTTGTAAAAAGAGCTTTTTAAGTCTAAGTGAAAGGTCGATTAATAGCCCCATAGCTATACGTTTGGAGATTCGATTGTCTTTTGTCCTTCACCGGCATCAGTGTCCACTTCTCCTCCGGTCATTTTCATCATAGCAAGGAATACTACGAATATCACCTCGCAGTCCCACAGGTGGTTGTCGCGAGAGCCGATCTGCTCCCACTGATATTTTCCGCTGGGCTTCTTGACTCGTTCCTCGGAGTCCATCTGTTTTAGGTATTCTTCCGACACACCCTGCGGGACTTCCCACGTTAAGCCTTCTCTGGGGTCTTGGTTTTGTCGGACTCTGTGCAAGATGTCCTTGGCGTGAAGGTTGGAGAAATAGTGCATTCTACAAGTCTTTCCGCGACCGAGTGAAACTTTCTTCACTGGCGAGTAGATTCTCTCAACCTTGCTGTATTGCCCGTTTGGTAGTTTTGTTCTGTGGGCGAACATGCCCTCACCACGACCCATAGTGGCTGTCCAATCCCTATTGCCGCACTCCTCGTAAACTCTCGCCGTGTTGTGTCCTGCATCAACAAACACGAAGCGCGAATCCACTTCATACTGCTCCTGTAGCTTATCGAGGTCTTCCCATGTCAAAATTGGCTCGTCCACATCTCTACCGCCGCCCTCAAACAGTAGGCGAGAGTTCCCCTCCTTGTCTGAAGAACGAATGACGACCCAAAAGTGGTCCCGTTGGCAGTCAACGGCCATCATTCGGAGTCTCTTGCCGCCCTTGATGGTGCGCTCGTAGGATCGCTTCTCCTCTTGGTAGTCGGAGTCATTCTCGTAGTCGTCCCTGAATGGCTCTTCGGGCCTAGTGATTAGTCTTCTTCCGCGAGTAAGCAAGCCTTCTCTGTCCCATTCTTCGGCCAACTCATACTCTGACGGCTCGATGTCAAACTTGAAGTCTTCATACTCATCTTGCCAAGGTAGTGCCAGTCGCTTCTGGTAGAATATCTCTAGTTCAGTGATGTCTCCCTTGCGAGCCGCCATCTTGGCCTGCAAATACAAGACGGCTAGATCACCGATTGGCGTGGAGCACATTCCGTTCCAGTGAAAGCTGCGGTGATTGCTTGGCGCAGAGTGGTTCATAACCCTATAACCCGCGCCTCTCCTCTCATCGTTCATCTGCCGCAGAACTATCGTCTTGCTGGTATCGTGTTCATGCCCGCACTCAGGGCAGACGATTCGCGCTGACTGCCGAACTAGGTCAAAGTCGTAGTCGTCAGGCTCGCCGTCTTTGCTGGGTCGCTTTGCCTCGTCGCTCCACTCTACATTCTCCCACAGGTAGGGCTGTGGCGTCTTGCACTTATCATTGGCGCAGGCGAACTCCCACTCTTCTTGGCTCCCCGCTCTAAAATTCTTATCCGTGTCGTCATCTACGTGTCCGGCCTGACTAGAGAACATGGCGTTACCAAGCCAGCCAAAGGACTTTAGACGCGCCAATGCCTCCCGCATCCGGCCATCAGGCCACTGCCATGTCTCGTCACCAAATGCGAATCGTATGGATCGCCGCTGAAGATTCTTGATGTTCGACGCGCCCAAACACCAGAACGGCATCCCGTTGAGGAAGGTTACTTTATTGCGCTTGTTCTTGTAGCGATTTACGCCCGTCGTGCCGGGGATTAACCCCTCAATATCAGGGCTGAATTTCCACAGCTCCTTGAGTCTTCCGTCAAGCTCATCTGCCGCCTCAGCGTCGGTCTGGTCTAGCCACAGCGTAGGGCCGGGAGATGCGTGAGTGACAAAGGATGCCGCAATCTCCATGAGCAGTGTCTTTGATGCTTGAATGCCAGCCACAATTTGAACCATCTGGCAAGTGGGATCGGTCAGTGTCTCCAGCGGCTCTTTCACCCACGGCGATGACACGGTGGAGAAGCGACCCGGAACCGGCGAATAAGGAATCTTGGTGATGCCGGTCTTGCCCTCAGCCCATTGCCAAGCATTTCTGCGATCAGGTGGTCGCCACGCATCGGTCCACATTGACTGGATCGCCTTCACGTCAGCCGCCTTCTTCTCGGCAACGTCGGCCTTGTTCTCATCGACGGAGATGATAAGTTCTTCGGGCCTGAGTTCGACGGGCGGTATGGAGTTTTCCTCGCTCATGCTGAGAAGTCTTCAGTCTCACCCTCCTTGTCATCTCGCTCACCCCCCTCGGACTTATCGGGGTCGGTTTCAGAGCCACCCAAGTCATCCTCAATCCCGAAACCGGAGTGGATAGTATCGCAGAAGTCTGACACGACCTTCTCCATCTCCACCCTGATAAATATCGCGTCCTGCCCCTCTATAATGGGCGGTAGTTCGTTTTCCAGTCGGTCCCGCAGCAGTTTAATAGCTTCGGCGGCGAGTCCCATTATCGTCTCGCGGACAACTTCGCTGTGAATGTAATCACCCTTCTCCCTAGCCAGCTTGAACGCCCTCTCAGCGATCTTCACCTTCAGGTCCATGCGGCCAAGTTCATCCTTGGTCAAAAGTCCTTCCACGCCCTCTGGTAGTGCGCCTTGATTTGGGTCTTTTCCGTCGCTACTCGCGCTCAAACCCTTCTCTTTGATGAAGTCCTCCCAATTCTTAACGGAATGGTCGCCATTCGGTCTGCCCTTTGGGTGATCTGCGTGAACTTCGCGCCACCGAGTAATCGTGCGGCGGGAAACGCCAAGTCTGCCTGCCAGTTCCACATAAGAGCTGACCCACAGCTTGTTATCATGCTTCGCCTTGTCCAGTGAGCGGCGAGTGGGTGCTTTTTTCTTGCGTGATGCCTTTTTCTTGGGTGGCATAGTAGATTCTAATTGTGATATTTGTCATAATGCTTAGAATTACCATAGCATTACGTCAAACTCCGATTGACAACCCCTAATAAACGATGCCACACAAGCAATCCTCCCTAGAAAAAAAATTCTGCGCCGTTTGGAAGCACATAAACGGACCTGAACTAGAGGAGGAGTTGCGATTTCACCCTGAGCGAAGGTGGCGAGCTGATTTCGCTCATTCGGACTCGATGACACTGATAGAGGTGGAAGGCGGAATACACATTCAGGGCAGACACAACCGAGCATCAGGTTTTATCAAGGACGCCGAGAAATACTTGGAGGCTACGCTTCTTGGTTGGCGAGTCATTAGACTTGTTGACAACCAGCTTAACGTCGAAACCTTATCCCGTATAGCTAACTCGCTGTCGAAATGGACTGATCCTGACCAGTATCAGGATGATACTGAGTCGGAAATGCTTGATTTGCTGTGAGCGAAAAAAACCAGCGAAGGCTTTTAGAAGATGAATAGAAGAAACTTTATACTTGGCGGATCGGCATTTGGAATATCAATGCCTCAAATATTAAAAGCTCAATATGGTAATAATGCTGCCACGGCAAAAAACATTATTCATATCTTTTTGTCCGGTGGAATTAGTCATCAGGAAAGTTTTGATCCCAAGCCGCTTGCACCAAGTGAATACAGAGGACCGTTTGGCGCGATTGAGACGGTTGCATCAGGCATTCAATTAGGATCACAATTTAGTGAAACTGCAAAAATAGCAGATAAGATTGCGATCATTAACAGTATGACTCATGGGCAGGCCGCGCACGAAAGGGGAACTGAGTCAATGTTCACGGGATACAAGCCATCTCCTGCTCTCAGCTACCCGTCCTTTGGCTCAGTCATTTCCCATGAGCTTGAAACCGTGAACAACCTTCCGAAATACGTTTCCGTTCCAAATCAAGCCAATGAATTTGCGGGAACTGGTTTTTTGTCCACTAAGCATGGCTCCTTTTCCTTGGGTTCCGATCCCGCATCTCCTGATTTTCAAGTTAGAGACTTAAACATTCCAGTAACTACAGATCAATTTGACAGGCGAAGAAATATCTTAGAAACGGTGAATACAAAATTTGATTCGGAAACCAATTCTGACGCGGTGGATTCCATAGGTAAGTTTTACGATCAAGCCTATGATCTCATAGGATCAAAAAAGGCAACGGAGGCTTTTGACATTACGATGGAGCCACAAAGCCTTGTGGAAAGGTATGGCAGTGGGCAGGCTGGGAAAAGATTTCTAATATCCAGAAGGCTTGTGGAGTCTGGCGTAAGGATGGTATCAGTGACATTTGGAAGCTGGGACCATCACGATAACATCAAGGTTTCTTATGAGAGATATGCTCCAGAATTAGACAAGGCATACGCCGCTTTGATTGCCGATCTTGACGAAAGGGGGCTTTTAAGCGAAACACTGGTCCTGCTTTCCACTGAGTTTGGAAGAACCCCTAAAATCAACAACACTTCAGGCAGGGACCATTGGCCAAGGGTATTTTCTTCCGTTATGGCGGGAGGAGGAATACAAGGTGGAGTCAAGTATGGCGCATCCGACTCACTCGCTTCCGAGGTGGACGAAGACCCCGTTTCTCCATCTGACCTCGCTGCTACTATGTATCACGCAATAGGGGTTGATCCAAAGAAGGAATTGATGACAGCGGATTTGCGACCGATCAAAATTATTGACGGTGGTAAAATACTAGACTTGTTTTGAATAAAGTCGATTCATGCTAAATCTAATCCTTTAGCCCCTGAGAGCAAGGAACCCGCCGCTCGCTATACACCACCTTTCATCGCTTTCCCTATCGGGCTTTTGCGTATTGGTTGTGGGAGAGGCGAGCAGCGGGAAAGTCTTATTGTTTAAGCCTGCTTTGACTTGTTGGGCTCAACCGCTCTAAGGCCGAACTCCACAACGCCCAATTCGATAGCTGACGCTATTGCGGATTTCATTGCCTCTCTGACCAACTCCTCAGACCCGCATTGCTTTATCATCTGGCTGTATGGCGCAAGCGAGACTGTAGCGACACTCCCATCACCGAACTTAGCGATCAACTCGTGACCGTTTCTGGTCCCCTTGACCCTCTCCACAATGTCGTCCGAAATGTCACTGGCGACTTTCTCAATATCAATACCGCCCGTAAGGAGTGAGGGTGTTTCATCGGCCACTGCCTTGTGGTCATCGCGACCACAGCCGGATACCATCAATAGGGCGGTAGTGATTGCTGCGGCGAGCAAAATAGATAACCACGCGATACCGCGCCGAGTTTTTCGCGCAGCAGGGCTGCTCTCCGGCGAATACATGCACCTATCGTAAAAATCCGATGGCAATAGTTTTGAGCGGTTTCGCATACCTACCTGCCCATGTCACCCCCTGCTAAAAATTGCTACGATCCAGTTGGCCAATCTTGAGCAAATCAACCACGCGATCAGAAAGACGGTCACAAACGCATAAAGCAAAATCCTAAGCACCGCGATAGCGACATCGAGGATAACTCCCGCGCAGAGCAGCCCCACTACGAGCGGGAGATTGAACTCCCCGCCCGTAGCCTCGGTTGCCACTAGGATTGCAGCCCCAGCAATCGGTAGAATCATATAGGTAATCCTACGGACGGCTGGCATCACAATCGGCGACAGCTTTGGCGGGCCTTTCTTATCCTCGCTCATTTAGCCTCCTCTGCCGGAACGGTGGTGTTAGCCGCGATGATCTTGTCCAGTAGCTGCCCCTCGTCCGCTGGGCATAGATCAGCCAGCTCTTGAGCATACTCCATTTCCTCATCAGTGAGGTCAATCTGCATACTCATTCGGAATAGAACCGTGATAGCACTGGTGAATTGCTGGCCGCGAAAGTTGAACCCTTGCGGCTTTGATTTTTTTTGTTTTGATTTATTGCTCATAACATTTTCTAGTCTAGATAGCTATATGCGCTTGTCAAATAGTTTTGCCTGCAAATGATACAAGAGCGTGTTTTTCAGGGCTGCTGAACGCCCTAGAGCGGCGCGGGACTCGCCACGGTAGATACAACCACCCCACACTGTGTGACAGGCTCTGACGAAAAATGTGTAGAAATTGTCGATGCTGACGTCGCCACCTCAGGTCGATTTTATGGAAATTATAGGTTTCCTAATAATTATGGAAATTATGGTAATTATGGTAATTATGGTAATTATATTATGAAAATTATGGAAATTATAAATTATGGAAATTATGGAAATTATAAAGTATGGTAATTATGGTAATTATAAATTATGGAAATTATAAAGTATGGAAATTATGGAAATTATAAATTATGGAAATTATGGAAATTATAAATTATGGAAATTATGGAAATTATAGGAGAGCTACAGAGAGCCACGGAGAGCTACAGAGAGCTACGGAGAGCTTAGAAGAGCTACAGAGAGCTACAGAGAGCTACGGAGAGCCGTAGAGAGCTACGGAGAGCTACGGAGAGCTTAGAAGAGCTACGGAGAGCTACGGAGAGCTACGGAGAGCCGTAGAGAGCTACGGAGAGCTA